CCGTCAGCGCAGCCTTCACCCGAATATCAATATCGCCAGTGATGCTCGCAGCCATACTATCCGGCGTCGAGACATACGTACCCGCCACACCGTTCAGACTGACAGCATCATAGGTGTAGGAGGTGGGGAGGGCAGCACCCGTCAGGTCTGTGTTGAAATACTCGACGCCATCGACGCCTGCGCCGTGGTAGAGGGCCTTACGGACGCTGATGTTGGATACAGTTACATTTAGCCCTGTACCTCCCCACGGAATAAGTCGAAGGCTGTTTGATGCTAGTGCAGTAGCGAAGAATGTGTAACTACCGTTGGCTGTTATCTGCCCTACGTTCGCTCCGCCAAGCCCTACAGTAAAGGTGTCTCCACTCAAACCACTAAGGGTGAAGGAGAACGCATAGACAGCGGCCTCTAGCGTTACAGCAGGGGCGATAATTCCAGAAGCTGCCGACGCTGTGGCTACAGCATTTCCACCAGATATAGCCCACCCTACGCCGCTGATTGATACTAAAGGAACGGGCGCTGACTCAACACCATATAGCTGATCTGATCCCCCCGCCCCCACCGAAACATACTCACTCGGCGTAGTCTGGTCGGTGCGGCCTGTGATGTTTTCGAGTTGTGCTGCGGTCAGCAATATCGAAACTGTCCCGCTTGAACTACTAAACGTAGGACGTAAGCCTATATCGAATGTTACAGCGCCAGCACCCGTCTCTTTTAACGAAACTCTTTGGTAGCTACTTGTCAAGGTAACTTGAGTGTAACTACTACCCGCAGCGTGTCGGAACAAAATTACCTTTCCGACGTCACCGGCAGCAAAAGCCTTAACGTAAAAAGACCCGATGTATGGGCTTCCGGTTGTTCCAGTAAACGACTGTTGGAGGACAGAAAGGTCTCCTGCACTAGGGGCTGTAAACACAACCTTGTCAGCATACGCAACGCCACTTATAGGGTTTGCGTCTTGATCTGCTGTAACTACAGGAACACTGCCAGACCCACCGTTAGATTTTAACCAAGCCGCATTACTGAAATCTTCCGTGAACGTCAGCAGATTCCTCACCCGCCTTGCCCCAACGAACCTAGCCTCACCCGCAATAGCCGTGCGCAGGATGCCTTCGTTGTCTGTAACAGATCTTGCAGCAGAAGCATTAGTAAAAGTAGGACTTCCAATACCTTTATCTAGAACAAGCGAGTGCGTCAAGCTAGCATAGAATGCAGCTTGCTCTAACACATACTGAGGATTTGCTCTATTTCTAAATAGTGGAAGTGCCATATCTTTTTGCCTCTCTCAGATTCTTGTATCAGACAAATTTCCGCGAAATAACATACAGCGTGCGATCTGCTGCTTGATTCACAGGCGTGCCTGCAGTACCACTACGGATTTTAATATAACGCGGAGGCACAGCGAGGCCGGGGTCGAAACTATACATGTAAGAAGCAATAGCTGTAGTGACTCCAATCTCATTCGCAGCTGTATCAAAGAGAGGATAGAAATTGGTTCCATCTATAGATCCAGCAATGTGAAGGCCGCCGGCAGTCCAAGCAGCAGGCATCACAACACCTACAAGAGATCCTTCAGCAAGATCAATGGAATCTGAGAGAGAAGCACCAGAAAGAATTGTAGCAGTTTGCACGGAACGCATGTTAGTTTTCCTTTACACTTTGTTAAGTTAAGAGAGATATTCAACAATTAAGAAACCAGTTTGTCCTGCTTGCGGGGCCGTACCACCATCAGCAGTTCCGGCAGTTCCGGCAGAGCCTATGATCACATCCCACTGTGCAGCGGTTACAGTGACAGGGAAGCTGAAGCACTGTTCGCCAGCGCCACCACCACCGCCAGCAGCAGCAGAGGACACACCGCCACCACCTGCGCCACCGTCACCGCCATTTCCGCCAGAACCAAGTTCCCCGCATTCTCCTGCCCCACCCGGCCCGCCAACAGCAACGCAGTAAGCAGCAGGATTCACACCACCACCAATTGTCGCCTTGTATTGCCCTGCCCTGCCAGATCTCCCTTTGGTTATACCAGATCCACCGCCTGCACCACCAGCGCCGCCAGTAGTTCCAGATGCTGCACTACCGCCAGTTCCACCACCAAGAGTAAGAACAACCGCGCCACCGTTGGGGCCGAATGTAGTAGTTCCTCCATTACCGCCAGCGGTTGTTCCACCGCCGCCACCGCCACATCCTTGTCCAGTTACCCATGCCTGAGTTACACCAGCTGGGAATGTAAGATTACCTGATGCAGTGAAAGTCGTTCTAGTTAGCGTTACGCCAGCCAATGCAGCAATTGCTTGTGCAACTCGTAGAGGGCTCATGGATCTTATTGCAGCCTCAGTACCAGCTTCCATTTCTACTTGACTTGCAGCAGTCGTAGGAGTGTCAGCATCATATCCTTGTACAGTCACCCCAATGTCAGCAGTCACAAGCGCGCCCAAATCTGCCGCTACTTGCGCCGCGCTCTTGCCTTCGAAAGCTGTTGCACCTGCATTAGTGACCACATACTTGGATGCGCCAATGGTAGCAGGCGTAGAGTCTATAACTGGAATCTCAGAAGTCAGCTCAGTAAATGCCTCAGCAAATACAACCGTACCTTCTGCAACTGGCGTATCAAGAGTGAAAGAGGATGCAGAAGTCTCTACGAAATCCACGCCGGGCCGCTGTTTCAATCCGGAGACAAATACAGCTAGCGAGCCAGTACCAATGTCATATGTGAACTCAGTGAGATTGAAAAGAGTTTGGGATGCAGTAGCTTCAAATGCCTGTTTCGCAATTGAGCCAGAGGCAGTTACAGCTGTGCCGGGTGCCCATATAGATGCACTCATATTAATATCCTTGTGCCAGAATGTTTGAATTTCTCAGCAGAATAACTTGCTCTGCTACTTCTCGCTGCATTTGGGTGGCCTGCTCATCCCACCCAATCTGCTTGAATATTTTGCTAACTGCCTCATAGACAATTGCATATGGATGGTCTAGTGCAATCCACGAACTGTAAGTAGCTTCTTCAATATCAGGATGCACATAGCAACCGAGAAGCATATATGTATCTTCAGTGTCAGAGCGAATCTCTAGTGCCTCACCCGCGAGATAGCAGATGTTCTCACGATTCACTCCGTAAGAATCAATAGTTTGCTCAGGTGTGAGAATATTAAAAAATGCGCCGGGCTCTGTTCCGGTTGCATCATATTTTCTCAAATACTTGAATGCACGCCATTTGGGAACTAGGGTGCGATATTCAAGAGACTGGAAGTAGCCAATCGGATTCCACTGGATTCCTACCTCATACAGATCTTTAGGGTAGAAATCAGTTTGGTGCATTTTAAGAGTGGCCACTTTCACAGCGAGCTTGGTTTCATTGTCCAAGTCTGGCCTGTTTGTCATTAGTTTAACATCTGAAACTAGCTGTGCGAAAGTGGCCATATCGTGCTACCTATCTATGTATGTATTAGCGTTTTGCAGGGGAAGAAACAGCAGTAGCGGTGGCGGCAATGTTGCGCGAAGTCACAAGGCCAGCAACAGCTTCAGCAGCGTAATTTCCCATATCGTTATTCGGATCCTTGGCTTTCTCAATATTAGCAAGGTAATCTTCTACAGCTTTCTTCTTGATGGCAGCGAGAGGATCAAGTGCGGCCTCTCCAACTGTGCGTTTGTTAGCATCAATGAAAATCATCTGATTCCCTGCTTTGATTTCAGAGTTCAGGAAATCAATTTCATCTTGCTTGTCAGTTACATACATGCCACCTACGAAACGGATACGCTTTGCGGTAGGCATGGTAATGGAAATCATGGGACGACTAGAGAAATATTGGTGATACTGTTTCTCTTGCTCTTCTTGTTTCTGTTCTTGCGTTTGCATCTTGTTTGCTACGATTTGCGACGACATGAGTGATATTCCTTATGAGTTAAAACAAAATGTGGGATCCTAGTTTCTTTTGCGAGGAGAACACAGGTAGAAACTAGGAAAGACCTGCGGGGGGATCACACTACACCTTATCCAGTGATAAGCTTGAATTGCCGCGGATCTTGCACCAGTTGCGTAGCAGCGAGAGCCGACACGGTGATCTGTCCCGTAGTTGCATCTGGAACTTTCGCCTCATCAGCCCCGCCGGTACGCACTGTTACTGACGAAATATAACCTTCATCAGTAGATGCGAGACCGGGAGGATTTACTTGGACAACAGCCATTTCATCCTCCCTTAGATTAGCCTGCAGCCGCAGCAGTCAGACCATAGATAACAACGTTGGCTGGCGGGTTCTTAACCAGACACGTCATTTCCGTGGTCAGCGAGCCACCAACGCTATCACCACCATCATCCTGACCAAACTCTTCAGAACGCGTTTTGCGATCGCCAAGATAGGCAACGTTGAAGGTGCTAAGATCCACACCGACAGCCATCTTCGCCCACTCAGTGTTGGTGTTCAGCAGCGGATGCTCAATGGTGCGGAACGTGCCACGGGCAGTTTTGAAAGTAGAGAACTGCAGACCGTAAGACGTAGCGCCATCGACCAGCTGGTAAGTACCATTCAGGCGGCCAATGTTATTCAGCACGCGCTTGGCGGAACCACCAACAAACAGCAGACGCTCATTGGCAACCTTCGGATCAGTAGCTTGATTAAAAACCGGATCAAGCATATCTTCCAGCTGCGTGTAGTTCGTGGTAGCAGCAGCGGTATGCACGTTGTCTTGTGCAGTATACTGTTCCACAATACTCAACAGGCCATCCATGGTGCGGAACGGCTTACCGTTACGGGTGCCTTGCGACTTCTGGCCGAAGAACAGAGCTTTCTCAATGTCAGCAGCGTGGAACGCAGCGCAGTCTTGTTTCGACTCAGCCACATTGGTTTCGCCAGCGATAACTTGCGTAGCGCGCGCCGTGTCAGTCAGGGCCCAAGTATTACGGAAAATCTGCGTGTAGTTGGTAATACGCACAGGAGTAATGTTCAGCGCGGTGGGGCGATCAGAACCTTCCTCAAATGCATTACCGACCTGATACAGATAGTCATCGTTGTTAATCTGAGCAGCAGCAGTGACGCCGACGCCACGAGTAACTTGGACTTGGGTGCTAGAAAGAACTTGGTTAATGAGAACGTTCTCGCTGGTACGATTCACACGCAGCACCATGCCGGGCAGCACATTGGTGGTAGAATCAACAGTGAGAACACCAACGCCAGCAGCAATGTTGGCAGCATCATTGATCTTCAGTTCCGGGAACAGCATCGTCTTGCTGAAGTAACCGTGCTCAACGGCAACAGCAGTTTCAGACGCCAGCATGGAAGTGAGACCAAACAGCGGTGCGGTGCCATTAGGCATCAGGCGGGTGATCATTCCAGCGAAAGATTTCTTCGCCAGATCGGTCGTGAAGTTACTGGTATTGAACATTCCTACGAAAGCCATGATATTTTCCTTTGTCTAGATTGTGATATGTGCGATTAGATCCAAGTACACTTGACAGTGGTACTGGAAGTCTTTTCGATGATAGCGGTGCGGGTTTGCGCATTGGCAGTAGTGAAACCTGCATACGTAACACCAGCAGCAGCGGTATTCAGCGTGGCAACTTGCGCAGCGGTATTGGTAAGCGTAAATACCAGAGCATCGCCGATATCCATTTCCGGGAAAGCAGCGATGATATCAGCAGCGACCGGAATGGTGTATTGGACACCACCAGCAGCACCAGTGAATACAGCAGAACCGCCGGCAAGCATCGCGATAGTAATGGACTGGTTACCAGCAGAGGCATTCGTGGTAATCAGCGGATTCGCCAACCAACCATCGCCAGTGCGCGCCTGACGGCACATACCTTTATCAACAACTTCAGCACGTACAAACATTTGAGTTTCCTTTACAAAGAATTAGTTAGAAGAGTATTGCGTATTACGGCAAGAATGTGCTCCAATCCATTTCCTCCCGCCCCGTCTTACCATTTGCGCCAGTTTTATTTTCAGGCGGTTTTGGTGCGAACGAAGTGCCAAGAGCCTCTACATACTGTTTAGCCATGGTTGTGATTTCGCTAGCTGTTGCTTGCGGATATTTCACAGTCATTTGCTGTTCCAGCGCAGAGATGATGGGCTGTACTGCGGGATTTGAGAAGATTGGGTTTTCTTGCCGGAGATTATCTTGCACAGTGTTGCGCTTGATATGCTGAGGCAAATCTGCGAGGATTGATTCTTTTGCTTTCGCTACCGCTTGTTCAGCGATCTTAGTGGAAGCAAATGCAGATTGGGCGTAAGTGGTTTGTGCTACTGAATTGAGAGCTGCAGCGAATGCGGCCATTGCATTGTCGCCACCAGCTGTAATCTGTTGCAATTGTTCTGGAGTTACTACTTTGGCAAAGTCAATCTTGCCAGCAGCTTCCATGAATCGTTTCGGATCAATGGTGCCAAACACACCAGATTGCGGCGGCGGTGCGTTCGGATCAACAGGCTCATTTTTCCACAGCTCCGCAAACTGATCGAAGGGGGTTGCGGCATTTGGTTGCTGTATGTCAGTACCAACTGCGGGCACGGTGCCATTAGGTGCAGTATTGGGACTGGCAGCACCAGTGTTCGATGCAGTAGGTGGCAATTGGCCGGGGCCGGGCGCGGGTGCTTGCGTGCCGGGATTTGGCGCGGCAGGTGCATTGGAGCCAGCACCCATAAGATTCGAGAACATAGACATGATTCCAGACATGGTGTATTTCCTTTACAGATTTAGTGCGGATTGTTGGGATACTTCTGGGATATTTACTGCGGTTTCGTGCAAGTCAACTAGATGCTTAAGAATTGAGAGTTGGCCTGCGAGTTCTGCCTCTTGTTGTGCAAAAGACAATACATCATTAGGTGTGAATTTGAGCGCTAATTTCTCCTCTGCAATATCTGCAATTAGATTTTGAATTACTGCTAGGTTTAGATGCGTCAGGGCACAGCCAGCTTTGTACTCTGTGCTATTAAGATCTACTTTTGTGAAACTGGTTTGAACTGGTTTCATCACTGTGCTCACTGTCCGGTATTGCTAATATTGTTTGTGATATTATTGACTCGCGTGGCGACTTCAATCTGCGGTGCTGCTGCGGCTGCGCCACCTTGTTGCTGTGGATTATAGCCAAACTGCTGCGGTGTGGGCTGCGGCGGCATTGATTTCATAATCTCTTGCATTTGGGCAGGCTCCACTTTCTTAAGAGATTCTGCAATCATCTGCATCTGTTGTTGCCAAGCGGCCACAGCTTGCTCGTATGCCATTTGCTCAGGACTCTTTTCAAACTCCTGAATGCGCGCACCCTGCGTTTTCATAAAGTACGAAAAGAGCGGTGCTACATTATATCCAGCTGCAATCTGCGGCGAGGAGCCCATCACCTGCATTGCAACTTGTAGCGTGTCGCTATTCACAAGTTTATCAGATGGTGTGAGGCCATCAGAAATCTTAAAGTCCAATACTGCTTTCCGTAGCGCGACTGGATCAATAGTAACTTCTTTCTGGATCTCTCTATTAAATAACGAGATACCACCTTGATATTGCAATATGTTAATTTTCAGAATCTCTTTCAGCGGAGTAAAGAGTTGAGATTCCAGCAACATCGAGGTCATCTGATCGCGGCCATTGGCATTGGACATAACAGACTGGAACTCATGCAGTGTCTTATTGCCCTTAACAAACTGGCCCTGCCGTACTGGATTCTGTCCAGTGATGACATTGGCCATTTGCATGAGCTGCTGAGTCTCTTGCATCAATGTGCCAGATTGGTCATCACGGAATGGGATGGGATAATATGCTTCATTCACAGGCTTACCGTATGCAGCCGGGCGCACAGGAATCTTAGCCGCTGGATTGTCACTATTAATATGAGCTTCTGCAATTCGGCTAGGATCATAGATACCCCGATCAGAGATAGCACGGCGTCTTGCTGCAATCACAGAGTTCCACATCGCAGACGTAATGTCTTGGATTGGCTGCACATTTTTCGCCAAACTCTTAGTCTGATAATCCAAACCGTCTTCAAGAGGTTGAAAAAATAGCATTGGCAGATAGCCATGCGCATTAGTTTGGCGCTCAGCATAGATCAGAACCGAGTGATTCACAAATACAAATTTCCAAACTTGCGGCGTGTTTTGTGCCGGCACTTTCATTCCGAAATCTGCGGGCAGAATCTTCGCATACAGAGTGGTGACCTCATACATATCTTTGTATTTGATCTTTGAATCTGTTGCTGCAATTCCAGCCCACGCCATCCAATTGGTGGATGCGCGCGGATCTCTATCTAGCATTGAATCCGGATTAATTTCAGGCGTGTAGAAACCACCTTGCGATTGTGCGAAAGTGATGCCTGAGAATCCAAGGCCAGATTCGAATGCGGGAATGATATTGTCTACCATCTTATCTGGTAGACTATTGATGAATGATTTCAATTGGATACGGGAGAACATTTCAGTATATCCTGAGAACTCACCGCGCCAATAGATCTCTGCAGGTGCGACACGAGTATCCCACACACAATTATACAGATCTCGTCTCTTTAATGCATTCCCTTCCCAGATTACTTCTTTCGGGCGCGCCTGAGTGGTAGAAAATCCAAGATCAGTTTCCAGCGCTGCTGTGACAACGCGCTCCCAGTTAACTTCTAGCACGCCGATATTGTATTTGAAACTATCACGGAATGCCATCATAATCTCCCGCACCCAGCCGCCGCGGATAGATTGTTCTTCTATAACTGTCTCCATTTGCATGGCCGCGTCCATTGTGCTCGGATTTGACACGACACCGAATATAGGATGGCCAGTTAGGAATACGCTAGATTGATATGTGACGGCCGCCTCAACCATTGGCATCACAACAGGAACTGTGATGTTTTGGAATCTGGTGGGATCGCCATATTTATTTGCACTACGCGCTCGCACATTCTCTTGTGAGAAATCATTCTCTCGTATGTATGAGAGATCAATTTGGCGCATCTGATCACGCAAATTCCAATTAGAAACTTGGAGGTTGTAACACTGATGATGGTATTGAATTAGTGCTTCTTGCGTTTTCCTAGGGAGAAGGACTGGGGTATTAGGTTGCGCCATGATGTGTTTCCTATTTGGGTGCGGACGATTGCGACGAGAACAGCGATGAGATGGTGCCCATTAGTTTGTCAACTATGCTAGTGTCAGGAGCCTCATACTGCTTCACTCTCATATCATCTATAAGGGAGAGAATATTTTCGCGCTCTGTCTCTAGTACAGCCTTGATTTGTGCATTCTTTGTGCGACTGATTTGCACATTGATAGATTCTAGATCTTGCGGCGCCGTTGCCACTTCCTGCGAGATAGTAGATATTAGTTCATTGGGAGAGAAAGTTCCAAGTCGCCTCATCTGATTGAATGCAGCACGATCGCGAGTGGATAGTTTACCAGCCTGCGCCGCTTGTAGGAATTTGTTTGCAGTTGCTTCATCCATTGGATTCTCCTAGTTTCATTTTACAGATCTGGCGGTAAGTATTGATGCAACATCTGCTGCGAATTCTGGAGAATCTACGACTGACTTTCCAATGAGCTCATACAGTTTGCCTTCTTGTAGAGCTTCTTTTGCGCCAGTTGTAGAGACTGTCCACATATATGGATCTCCCATCATTGCGCTAAGATTACCATCTTTCTTGAGCGTAGTCTCGACTTTCTTAGTTAATACCTCTGTGAGATTCTTATATGTGTCTGCTACATCTTTCGGTAGGATTTCGGCAGGAGTGCCCACCTTATCGACATCGATACCGATACGTTTCGCCAGCTCTTCCCTTGTGAATGGATGAACTGCCTTGTCCTTGACATTGTGTATCATTACTCCCGATACAGTTTCCGGTGTCAGCGGCAAGTCTCCAATCATTTTCAATTCTGCATAGGATGGAATCACAGAAGAAATATTCTTCAATGCTTTTTTAGCTTCCGGACTGCCAGAATATGCCTGTGACCGTAACAGCTGGAACAGTTCCTTTACAGCCTCCGGATCATCCATGTCATTGATACGATTGAAATCCTGTGCCTTCTTGTCCTTCATCAGCCACTTGCTGAGTGCGCTCTCGGCAGAATCTACGCTCTTCTTTTGAGCCAGTAGATTAGGAGCCCGCAGCAGTGGGGCGCCAAGTGCAGCCTTTTCGAAACTTTCGAACGTAAACCGCGGAGATGCAAGAATGCTAAGCGCATGCTGTAATGATGGAGATTCCCCTTCAGTGAGTCGCAGATCCTGCGCCATCGCACGAGACGTTACTGTATCGCTCTTATCTCTTGTAACCCAGCCATCAGTATTGTATAATTGATTTGCTGGATTAGTTCTCGGATCAAATCCTCTATAGCTAGGATTCAGAAGCAGTTGCACATCTGACACGAATGGGTTAGCATTGTTAGATGCAATTGCTATGGATGGATGGGAGAATCGAATGTCCTCTCCAAATTCTTGTGCTGCTCTCGCTAGCTGTCTGTGGGAAGTCCCATGATACATATTCAAGTCAGTGGCGCCGCCTTTACGAATAATACCAGCACCAGTACCTAGACCTCGTCCTATGAAATTTGCTGGATCCTTACCATATTCTCGTACTGTATGTACTGTGTTTTCCAGTGTGTTAAGTATTGCGTTTTTCGGATCAGAAAATAGGTCGCGCACATTACGAGCTGCTGCTCGCTTTGTGTTATCAACAGCTGCCAGTATCGTCTGCAGTATTGAGTTCGCCATTTTCTTCCGGATTGATTTGATTCTAGAATGGACAATTTACCGCAGCAGGAAGCACCTGTATGGAGGAGTTATCCTGTTGAACTATTACATTCATACTCACAACATACTCTCCATACATTTCAAGCACTTTTGGCGCGTATGCAAGGAGATCGAGAATGTCATCCGTATTATCTCTCCTTAACGGGTTGAATTGCATAATCTGCAAATACACTTCAGACCTACATTCTGTATCCACATAGATCTCACCAGCTTGTAGTGATTTGAACATATTTAGAATCCGGGAATTTTTTGAGAAACCTCCCGGATACACTTCAACACATTCAACACCATAGATGCCGCGCTGCTGGCATATGAATTGGAACCAGTAATTTAGTGTTGCTTGGTATGCTACTGACTCACAACAGATAAGTCTGCAATTATGATTTAATGCTAGTTTGAGCGCCTCGTGAATGGTATCACCCGGTGAGAGTCGCTCATTGACAACTTCTCGCAATACTGGATATCCTTCATACACTTCGAAGTATCCAATAGCGACTGCATCTGAATTGATCTTTCCTGTAGACGGATCAATGATGATAAAGTTTCCAGCTGGTATATCACCAGATTCAAATGGAAGTGGAGGACACTTTGATAGATCAATGAGATTGTTTGATGATGCTGTTTCATCATTGAGGACTTCTGCATAGAAGATTTCCGGCCTACCCATTGATAGATCATTCTCGTACTCTCTCATTAGTTGTTCGATTGGCTGCAGATCTTGCCACAGTGATTTGCCATCAGCAAGGATTCCGCCAGCGATGAATTTAACCCAATTGGGGTTTCCTTTAAGTTTACGCAATATGCTCCATTTAGTTGGGTACATGTTTGCTGTAAATAGGAATAGGCAGCCGCGCGGCGATTTAGCTTTCATAGCTGTGCCAACCATCCAGCGCTCAAGAGATTCTGATTGTACTTGTGAGTCAGCACATTCGCGCGATTGAATGTCATCAAATAGCATAACATCTGGGCGCTCATTCTTGAGTGTGATACCACGAATGCCTGAGTCTGCACCTACTGCCATTAGGATAATATTGCGCCCGCGAAATCCAAACTTTTTCAAGTCCTGCCTATCAGTTTCTACGCCTAGTTTCCAATTGCCAAATGTGCGAACTACGTTTTCCTCATTCAGCATGTCTACAATGTCAGACAATATGTTTGTGGCTTTCTGTGTATTTTCACAGATTATCAAGATGAATCTGCGATCAGTGAAAAGAATGCAATACAATATGAACAGTTTCATCAATGCAGTTTTGCCGAAACCACGAGGTAATCCGAGCGCCAATTGCGAGAAATCTCTGGTTTTATCAATATAAGATCTCAACCAATCCCACACAGCTAAAAATACTGGAGGATAGGGATATGCATATACTGTAGGTATGGCAAGCCCAGCAAGGAAATCTAGTGAACTGCGTGCTAGATCTACAACCTGCTGGGCTTGGAATGAGGCTTCCCGAATTGTTTCTGCTTGTGCTACAGGTTCTACTGGTGGAGTCTCTGGTGAGAATCCTAGTTTGGAAAGCAAACTCATACTGTGCGAGACCTGTCTACAGAAATGGTGGGAATGGATGCGAGCATGGCGCGCGCGGCCGCTTTGTTAGCTGCCAGCAGTTGCTGTTTCTTTTCA